TACCGAGGTATATCCGGGTTTTAAGATTGGCGCACACCACAAAAAGCTCGCCAAGATATTTGAGGATGTCATTGAAGGGCGCAAAAAGAGGGTAATTATCAATATTGCACCGCGTATGGGTAAATCGGAGTTCTCCTCCTTCCTGTTCCCGGCGTTTTTCCTTGGTAAGTATCCCGAGAAGAAGATCATTATGGGCACGCACACAGCGGGCCTGTCTGAAGATTTCGGTCGTAGAGTAAGGAACCTGATTGAAAGTGAAGAGTACCAAGACATCTTTCCCAACACTCAAGTCGCCGACGACCAGAAAGCGGCGGGAAAATGGTCTACCAGCGCAGGAGGACAGTATTACGCAGCAGGTGTTGGTGGAGCACTGGCCGGTCGTGGTGCAGACCTTTTTGTCATCGATGACCCGCACTCAGAACAAGACATGAAGGCGAACAGCCGCTTGGCGTTCGACAACGCGTGGTCTTGGTTCCAGACAGGTCCGCTGCAGCGTCTGATGCCGGGTGGCGCGATTATCGTGATCATGACGCGCTGGAGCCTGATCGACCTGACAGGCAGGCTGATTGACTTTTCAATAAAAAACCCCGATGCTGATCAGTGGGAGATCGTGGAGCTGCCTGCCATCCTCCCATCGGGTAAGTCGCTATGGCCTGAACAATGGCCGGTAGAGCAGTTAGAGGCTAAACGCGCCGCACTCGACCCGCGTTTTTGGAACGCGCAGTACATGCAGCAACCTACGGCGGATGGCTCCGCAGTTATTCCGCGAACGGCGTGGAAGATATGGGAGCACGAGCGACCGCCGCAGTGTGAGTTCATCATACAGTCGTGGGATACCGCGCACGAAACGAAAACGACCTCTGACTACAGCGCCTGCACAACGTGGGGTGTCTGGTACAACGACGAGGACGGCAGCAGTCCACACCTGATATTGCTCGATGCGTTCAAGGACAGGATGGCGTTTCCTGAACTGAAAGAGACCGCACACAAGCACTATAAAGAGTGGGACCCAGATGCGTTCATTGTTGAAAAGAAGGCGGCAGGTTCGCCGCTGATTCAAGAACTGCGCAGGATGGGTATACCGGTGCAGGAGTTCACACCGTCACGGGGTAACGACAAGATCGCCCGTATGAACGCGGTGTCTGATCTGTTTGCCTCGGGTAAGGTGTGGGCACCCGACACGCGTTGGGCGCGAGAAGTCATTGAAGAAGTAGCGGCGTTCCCGGTCGGCGAGCATGATGACTACGTCGATACCACCACACAGGCGCTCCTGCGATACCGGCAGGGCGGGTTCATTCCATTACCAACTGATGCAGAAGACGAGCCTGCGCTATTTCGCCGCAGGCAGTTTGCTTATTATTAAGGAGTCGTTATGGCAATCGACAAGGCGTTGTATCAAGCTCCACAGGGCTTACCCACTGGAGAAGACGATGACGAGGGCATCGAGATTGAGATCGTTGACCCAGAGGCCGTGCACATTGAAGGTCCGGGCTTCGAGATCGACATCGAGAAAGGCGAAGATGTTGAAGACTTCAACGCTAACCTTGTAGACGAGCTGCCAAGCGACGTGTTGGAGACGCTGGCAAGTGATCTACAGGACGACATCAACAACGACTTAGCGGCACGCAAGGATTGGGAAGATACATACAAAGAAGGCTTGACGCTGTTGGGTCTGAAGTATGAGGAGAGGACAGAGCCGTGGAATGGAGCCTGTGGTGTGTTTCATCCGATGATCACCGAAGCCGTGGTGCGATTCCAAGCAGAGACAATCACCGAGACTTTCCCTGCTTCCGGTCCTGTGAGAACCAAGATCATCGGCAAAGAGACGCCGATGAAGAAGGAAGCGGCGGATCGAGTCGAAGAGGATATGAACTACCAGCTGACTGAAGTCATGGTGGAGTTCCGTCCAGAGCATGAGCGCATGTTGTGGTCACTGCCTGCCACCGGCAGCGCGTTCAAGAAAGTCTATTACGATCCGAATATAGAACGACAGATTTCTATGTTTGTGCCAGCAGAGGACATCATCATTCCTTACGGCACAACAGAGTTGTCGAGCTGTCAGCGCGTGACACATCGCATGCGTAAGACAGAGAACGAGATCATCAAGCTGCAGCAAGCGGGCTTCTATGCTGATATTGAGTTAAGCGAGCCGGTCAAGTTCAAGTCAGAGATTCAGGAGCGCAAGGACAAAGAGACAGGGTTCTCTGCGAGCTACGATGATCGGTATGAGTTGTATGAGTGCCACATCGACCTCGACTTGCCGGGGTTCGAAGATAAAGATGAAGACGGGCATGCGACAGGTATAGCACTGCCATACGTAGTAACAATGCTACGTGGCACAAACGACATTCTGGCGATTCGTCGTAACTGGAAAGAAGACGATCCACTAAAGTTAAAGCGCCAGCACTTCGTGCACTACCAATACATTCCCGGCTTCGGTGCGTATGGCTTTGGTTTGTTTCATTTGATTGGCGGCTACGCACGTAGTGCTACCAGCTTGATGAGGCAGTTGGTTGATGCGGGCACGCTATCTAACCTGCCGGGTGGTCTGAAGAGTCGTGGCCTGCGTATTAAAGGTGATGACACACCGATTGCGCCGGGTGAATGGCGTGACGTTGATCTTGGTTCAGGAGGTATTCGTGACAACATATTGCCGTTACCTTATAAAGAACCGTCAGCAACTCTCTATCAACTTCTCGGGACAATTGTTGAAGAGGGTCGCCGGTTCGCAGCGACAGCCGACATCCAAGTGTCCGATATGTCAGCTAATGCTCCGGTTGGAACGACGCTTGCGATTCTCGAACGAACACTCAAAGTAATGAGCGCCGTGCAGGCGCGTGTGCACTATTCGTTCAAGCAAGAACTCAAACTGTTAGCAGGCATCATTCGTGACTACACAGATGATGATTACAACTACGAGCCTGATACAGACCCAGCAGCACCGAAGGCGAAGAAGTCTGACTACTCCCATGTAGACATCATTCCGGTGTCTGACCCTAACGCAGCGACAATGTCGCAGCGCGTCGTACAGTATCAAGCAGCCCTTCAGTTGGCGCAGCAAGCGCCGCAGTTATATGACCAGCCTGCACTACACCGACAGATGTTGGAGGTGTTGGGTATCAAGAACGCAGCCAAGTTGGTGCCGACTGATGACGACCGCACGCCACAAGACCCTGTGTCTGAAAACATGAACGTGATCAACTTGAAGCCGGTCAAGGCGTTCTTGTATCAGGATCACGAAGCACACATTAAAGTGCACATGGCAGCGATGCAGGACCCGTTGATTCAGCAGCTTGCAGGGCAGAACCCACAGGCTCCGATGATTCAACAGGCGATGCAGGCGCACATCATGGAGCACATCGCGTTTGCATACCGTCAGAAGATCGAGCAAGCGTTGGGTGCTGATCTACCGAAACCGGACGAGAAGATGGCACCAGCCGTTGAGATTCAGCTATCACGTCTCGTGGCACAAGCAGCACCAATGGTGCTCCAGCAGAGCCAGAGCCAAGTGGCACAACAGCAGGCGCAAGCCGCTGCACAGCAAGCAGCACAAGACCCAGTCATCCAGATGCAGCAGCAGGAGCTGGCGCTGAAGAAAGAGAAGCAAGACATGGATGCGCGTATCGCAGAAGAAAGACTGCAGCTAGACAAAGAACGACTACAAGCAGACATGCTGTTAAAAGGCGTACAGACAGCGGCAAAAGCATCGCAGGACTACGAGCGGATGCTTGTTGATAACGAGCGTGAAGGTGTTCGCATCGGTGCGGACATCGCGAAACAACGCCAAGAGGCGTTGCGAAACAGGAAGGAGCGTGAATGAAGGATATGAACCCACGTAGTTTTGTGGAGACCCTGCGGGACATGATCCGCAGGGACATGAATAACTACGCTGATGATGTCGCAGGCGGTGCCTGTGCTGACTTTTCGCAGTACCAAAAGCTCTGTGGGGTAATTCAAGGTCTAGCCCTTGCAGAGCGCCATTTACTCGACCTTGCTGACAAAGTGGAGAAATCCGATGAGTGAACTTATCCTGCCAGACTATCTGGCAAAACTACAGCAGCATGAAGCTGAACCTGTAGAACCGGCACCAGAGGAAGGGCAAGAAGATACACGTGCTGTACGCGCTACACAGTTGCCCACCCCCTGTGGCTGGAAAATCCTTTGCGCAGTGCCTGATGTAGAGGACAAGTATGAGAACTCCATGATCGTCAAAGCAACGATGGCGATGCGGGCGGAGGAGCACTCAACTACCGTGTTGTTTGTTTTAAAAGTGGGTCCATCGGCGTACAAAGACCCGGAGAAGTTCCCGGACGGTGCATGGTGTAAGGAGGGCGATTTCGTGCTGGTAAGGGCTTACTCTGGCACGCGCTTCAAGATTCACGGTAGAGAGTTCCGCATGATCAACGACGATCAGGTGGAGGGTACCGTGCAAGACCCGCGTGGCTACACACGCGCTGTATAAGGAGAAGGACATGGCTGAATTCAAAGGCGAAGACTTCAAGTTTCCTGATGAAGTTACCGAGAAGAAAGAAGACATCAAGGCCGAGGACATCGAGATCGATCTTGAGTCCGAAGGTGAGATAGAGATTGAGGTCGAGGACGATACCCCTGTTGCCGACAGAGGTCGTAAGCCGTTAGACAAAGAGGTAGAAGACCCGTCCGAAGATGAGGTCGAGCAGTACAGCGAGAAGGTGCAAAAGCGTATCAAGGAGCTGGCACACGCCCGTCATGATGAGCGTAGAGCCAAGGAAGCCGCCCTGCGTGAGCGCGAGGAAGCTGCCCGTGCCGTCCAGCAACTATTGGATGAGAACAAGCGGCTGAAGTCCTACGTGTCAAGCGGGGAACAGACTTACGCCACCGTCCTGAAAGAGAAGGCGGAGGCCGAGCTTGAAATGGCACGCCGTCGCTATAAGGAGGCGGCAGAGTCCTATGATTCCGATGCCATGCTTGCCGCACAGGAAGCACTACAGGAGGCCAAGCTGCGGGTGATGCAGGCAGAAAATTTTAGGCCACCCCCTTTACAAGTTGAAAATGAACAGGTATATATTCAACCGCAGCAGCAACAACCCCAACAGCTCGACGAGAAGACCCTGCGCTGGCAGGCAAAAAACCAGTGGTTCGGTGCAGAGGGGTTTGAGGATATGACTGCTTTGGCAATCGGGATGCACACCCGGCTTGTCAACCAAAACGGGCCGGAATACGCCCGCACCGATGAATACTTCGAGCGAATCGACGCTCGCCTTCGTGAGAAGTTCCCCGAACACTACGGGGAAGAAAAGCGTGAGACACCACGCGAGGCTTCCACTAAAAAACCCCCTGCAACGGTTGTAGCACCCGGCACACGCTCGTCCGGAGCAAAAAAGATCAGGTTAACGAAAACGCAAGAAGCGTTCGCTCGTCGGCTCGGTCTTACCAATCAACAATACGCAAAGGAAGTTTTGAAACTGGAGGCATCAAATGGTTAATCCCCGCACCCCCCGTGATGTTGAAACACGCGAAAAAAGCGCTCGATACGTTTATCAGCCGCCTAGCACTCTGCCTGACCCAACTCCTGAACCGGGCTATGGCTACCGTTGGATTGCAACCGCAGTTAACGGCCAGTCATACGCAGCCAACGTATCCACACGGATTCGTGAAGGCTGGGAGCCTGTAAAGGCAGCGGATCATCCAGAGCTGATGCTACCGGCAAATGAAGCAGGAAACGTTGAAATCGGCGGTCTGATGCTGTGCAAGATGCCTGAAGAAAAGATTCGTGCTCGTAACGAGTTCTATGGTGTCAAGTCAGAGCAGCAGGTTGAGTCGGTTGACAACACATTGATGCGCCAGAGCGATGCTCGTATGCCGCTGTTCAATGAACGGAAGTCTACGACTACCTTTGGTACAGGTAACAAATAGCTTTTTATTAACTAGGAGCTGACATGGCTTATCCGACTGTAAATGCCCCCTACGGGCTAAAACCGATCAATTTGATCGGCGGTCAGGTGTTTGCGGGCCAAACCCGTGAACTCCCGATTGCAAGCAACTACGGTACTGCTATCTATAACGGCGACATCGTTCGTTTGGATGGTGGCACTATTGTTAAAGAAACGGGCACTACCACCGTTACGTCGCAAGGCGTAGTTGGTGTGTTCCTTGGTTGCACTTATACCAACCCATCCACCGGTCAGATTTTGTTCTCAAACTCGTATCCGGGCGGTGTTGTTGCTTCAGACATTCTGGCTTATGTAGCAGATGACCCTGATCAACTCTTTAAAGTTGCTGTGACTGGCGGCGCTACTTCGACCACGATCACCCCGATTTCGGGCGCGATTCTGGGCGACAACCTCGCTATTTCTCAGCCTGCTTCGAATACCACCATTTCGGGTAACTCGAATATTGGTGCTTATGATTCGGGCAACAATACTACGCAGTCGCTCCCGTTCCGTGTTGTGGGTCTGGTTCCTGAGACTACCAACGCAAGCGGTAACTACAGCGAAGTAATTGTTAAGTGGAATGCTCCATACCCAACCATCACTATCGACTTCACGGCTGAAACCGCGTCGGTAACGCTGGCTGGTGGACATTCGTACCTCAACCCGAACGGTCCTGATAACGTATAAGGGAGCTTGAACCATGGCTATTTCACGCGCACAACTACTGAAAGAGCTGCTCCCCGGCTTGAACGCATTGTTCGGTCTGGAGTACGCTCGTTACGGCGAAGAACACAAGGAAATCTACGAAACTGAGACTTCCGAGCGTTCATTCGAAGAAGAAACCAAGCTGTCTGGCTTCAGTGCCGCACCGGTGAAGAACGAAGGTTCTGCAATCGCGTACGACAACGGTCAGGAAGCATGGACTGCTCGATACAACCACGAGACCATCGCACAAGGTTTCTCGATCACTGAAGAAGCGATTGAAGATAACCTGTATGACAGCCTGTCGGCTCGTTATACCAAGGCGCTGGCTCGTTCGATGTCCTACACCAAGCAGGTGAAGGCTGCATCTGTATTGAACAACGGCTTCTCGGCTTCGTATCCGGGCGGTGACGGCAAGGCTCTGTTTGCCAACAACCACCCACTCGTTTCTGGCGGCACCAACAGCAACATCCCGACCACGGCTGCTGACCTGAACGAAACCTCGTTGGAAAACGCTGTGATTCAAATCGCAGCTTGGACTGACGAACGTAGCCTGTTGATCGCTGCACGTCCACGTAAGCTGATCATCCCACCATCACTGCAGTTCGTTGCGACTCGTCTGCTGGAAACCAATCTCCGTGTTGGTACCAACGACAACGACGTGAACGCACTGAAGAACAACGGTTCGATCCCAGAGGGTTATGCAATTAACCACTTCCTGACCGATCCAAACGCATGGTTCTTGACCACTGATGTACCGAACGGTATGAAGCACTTTGTTCGTATCCCGCTCGATACAAAAATGGACGGAGACTTCGACACAGGCAACGTCCGTTACAAGGCTCGTGAGCGTTACTCGTTCGGCTGGTCTGACCCGCTGGGCATGTACGGCTCGCAAGGCGCGTAATAAAAAGGGGGGCTTTACGCCCCCCTTTTTGTAGTATATAAAGGCAGTAAATCCGGGGGTATTCCCGGTGCTTACGAACAGGCCCCCCGCCTGACGACATGCAGATCGTTCGCACCTAACTCGCATGTGAGGACAATTCAAATGGCACTATCTACCACCCAAAGTATTTGGCGTTCGGGCGGCGGCGATCAGACTCGCACCGCGTACTGTGGCTCCGGCGTTATGGCCGCACAGTTTTATATCGCTGACGCATCTGAGTCCGCTAACGTCAAAATCTCTGACGTTGCTGGCGCTCCTGACCTAATTCTGCCCGCTGGCGCTGTTGTTCTGTCGGTAAACATCGTTACCGCAGGTTCCGGTTCGGTTGACATTGGCACTACTGGCTACAACTCTGGCACGGCTACTCCAGCAGCTATCGCTAACAACCTGTCGGTTGCTTCGGCTGGCTTGGTTACGTCTGGCCTGACCCTGACTGCAACTACTGAATTGGCATACGTGACTTCGCGTAGCGACACGAGCGGTAACAACCCTGTGGCTGGTTTCATCACTTACTTTGTTGCTGATCCGCTGGTAGGCCAGCAGAACGTCTAATAAGGAGGCATCACCATGATGCAAACAGACGTTAAATCGGCGCAGGTAACTTCGACCAACACTGCGTATGCTGATACGACCCGTGTAAAAGCGGTGACTGTCAGCTACGATGAGGGCGGTACGGTTGTCCTGAAAGACGGTGGGTCGGGTGGTACTACGCGGTTCTCTTTTACTGCGCCCGCAGTGAAGGGTTCAGTGCACATCTTGTTCCCCGGCGAAGGCATCAAGTTCAATACGGATGTCCACGCTACTTTGGCAACCGCAACTATTGTGGTGTTCTATGGCTAAGACCCCGGCTTGGACTCGTAAGGAAGGTAAGAACCCCAAGGGTGGTTTGAACGCCAAGGGGCGTGCCTCTTATAACGCAGCCAATCCGGGTAAGCCCGGTCTGAAAGCCCCACAGCCGGAAGGCGGGGCTAGGAAGAAGTCGTTCTGTGCCCGGATGTCAGGGATGAAAAAGAAGCTGACTTCCGCTAAGACCGCGAATGACCCGAACAGTCGTATTAATAAAAGTTTAAGAGCTTGGAAGTGCTGACATGGCTGACATTGAACTAACTGAACGTGAGCGAGCTATTGCCAAAGAAGCGGCAAAGATTGCCATTGAAGAAATGTCTTCTGAGTTTTACAAGAAGATTGGTAAGACGGTTGTCGAGAAGGCGCTGATCTGGATCGGCCTTTTTGTTGTCGGCCTCGTCGTCGGCAAGGGCTGGATCATAAAGGTCTGACATGCCTACCGTATCCAAAAAGCAGGAAAGGTTTATGCAGGCGGTTGCCCACAACCCTGCGTTCGCTAAGAAGGCCGGTGTGCCGCAATCTGTGGGAAAAGAGTTCACTAAATCTGGAGGCGGTATGGCTGAGTCAAAAAAGATGGTTGGTAAAGAGCTTGCGTTCATGAAGAAAAAGGGCGCTCCTAAGTCCATGATCAAGCATGAGATGAAAGAAGCTGGCATGAAGTACGGCGGCAAGGTCAAGAAGATGGCCTCGGGCGGTCTGGCTGCGGGTCACAAAGCAGCTGATGGCGTTGCTGTTAAAGGCAAAACCAAAGGCAAGCAGATCACAATGGGCGGCTCTACCGGCATGAAAAAAGGCGGTATGACTAAGAAGTATTGCTGATAGGAGATAGAGATGCCTCGTATACCAAGCGGGGGGCGTGACCCCGAGCAAGAGAAGGCCGACAAAATGTTTGACGCTGTTAAAAAAATGTATCAGCGTTCAGGCGCAAATGTTGGCC